GTATGTAGGTCCAAGAGATAATAAGAACAGACAGTTCTGTGCTGATATGCTCTCCAAGAATAGAGTTTATAGACAAGAAGATATTGATGAACTAACTGATTCAGTTGCTAATGAAGAATTTGGTTTCTATAACATCTTTTTATGGAGAGGTTCATTTAACTGCCGTCATACTTGGGTGAGATTATTATACGCCCCAACTGGTAAGATTAGAAACTCAGGTTCATCAAGTAAGGGGGTTGAAGATACAAGTGCTCAGTCATCAAATCTTCAACCTGATACAAGAACAGAAGCGACAATCAATTCACCAAATCCATCAAAACAATGGAAACCTGGTATGCCGAGAACAGGTCCAAATCTTTTTAACAAAGATGATATGGGACTTGAAGACGCTTGTTGGGAAGGATATGAACCAATCGGAACAAAAATACTTGATGGTAGAGAAGTTCCAAACTGTGTTCCAATCAAACTTACTGAGGATGATTTTGTTGATTCAATTTCTGACTATCCTGAGGGTGTTAAGAACGCAGCCAAAAGTGCTGTTGAATATGCAGAGAAAAACGGATGGGGTTCTTGTGGAACTGGCGTAGGAAAGCAAAGAGCATCGCAACTCAGTAAGGGTGAAAACATCTCAGTAGACACCTTAAAAAGAATGTATTCATACCTATCAAGACACAGAGCAGATTTGACTTCTTCAAAGAGTTACAAAGATGGTTGTGGTAAGTTGATGTATGACGCTTGGGGTGGTGAAGCAGGACTAAAATGGGCAGAGAGAAAGTTGGCTCAACTTGAAAAAGAGAGAATGACTTTTGCAGTAGCCGATGAAGACAAACAAATTCTTGTTGGAGCAGCAATGGTGCCAAACAAGATGATTCATAGATATGATGACTTGGGGAATATGTACTATGTGTATTTCTCAAAGGCATCCATCAGAAAAATGGCAGATAAGTTCCTCAAACAAAAAAGAACTGATGAAACTTCGATTGAACACAATGGAATTAAGTTAGGTTCAGAAAAAGTTTATATCACAGAATCTTGGGTTTCAGAAGACCCCATCAAAGACAAATCAAATATGTATGGTTTTGAATTACCAGCAGGAACTTGGTTTGTTCAGATGAAAGTTGAAGACAAGAAGATATGGAAATTAGTTAAAGATAATATGCTCACAGGATTTTCTGTCGAGGGATTATTCGCTAATAAATCAGTTTTCTCAAAGGAAGACAAAAAAATAAACCAGATAAAGCAAATACTTAAATCAATTACAGATGAATAGTAAGCAAGCATTAGACAAGATTATGAAAATCTTAAATCTAACTCCACAGAAATTTTATGATGCAAAAACTGAACAAGGGATTGCAGTTAAGATTGATGGTGATTTAGAATTAGGTGCTCCAATCTATGTCGCAACGGAAGAAGGTATGATTCCTGCTCCTGCTGGTGTTCACAAACTTGATGATGGTTCTGAAATCGAAGTTGATGATGAAGGAAAAGTATCCAAAATTAAAATGGGTGCAACTCCTGACGCAAAGATGGAAGACAAGAAAGAAAAAGAATCTATCAAGGATGAGAATATGAAAGCGGCTTTTGCTGATGTTAAGATGAAAGACGGAAAGATGATTAGAGTTGAAGGTGAAGAACCAATGGTTGGTTTGATGACCAAACTCGTTAATTATGATGGAACTCTAACAGCATTAACAGATGGCGTTTATGAAACTGAGAATGGTAAGAAAATCAACATTGTTGGTGGTACTATTCAAGGTATAGACGAAGCAGATGAAAAAGCAGCGGAGAAATTTACCGAAGCAAAAACGGCTGATGGTGCAATCGTTGAATCCCCAACATTTGATGTGGGAGAAGATTTGATGGTCGTTAAAGATGGTGAGAAGTCACCAGCACCTGATGGAGAACACCAAGTTGTTCTCAAAGATTCTGATGGAAACGAAGTTAAAATCAGAGTTATGACTAAGGATGGCAAAATCGTTGAAAGAGAAAATGTTGAGGAAATGGAAGATATGATGTCCGCTGAAGAAGTGGCAGAATTATTCTCACAAGCACTCAAAAAAATCGAATCAAAGATTGACGCAATCTCTGCTAAACAGAATGAACTTGAAGGTAAATTCCAAAAGTTCTCTAAGGAACCAGCAGGTCAAAAAGTGTTCACACAAAAAACAATAAATGAAAACTTCTCTAAAACAGAAGATAGATTAGAGTCATTCAAGAGATTGAGAGAGGCTCTAAACAAAAACTAAACAATAAATAAAAAATAGGTAATAAAATGAAAAACAATTTATCAAAAATGAAGTTCAACTATGATTTGGCAGGTTTGTCGAATTATGTTGACCAACTTTCATCTGATATTATCTCCGAAGCAGTGTTGACTCCTGTGACTATGAAGTATGTAAATGTAATTCCTGGTATTAAAGGAACTCAGAATGTAAACTTACTCGCTGAGACATTATCAGTTCAAACTGGAACTACTTGCGGATGGAACGATGCAGGTGATGTTACTTTCACAGTTGCACCTTTGACTGTACAATCATTAAAGGTAAACCAATCACTATGTCTTCAAGAATTGAATACATTATGGTTAGGTCAATATTTGAACGCTGGTTCATACAACGAAACTGCACCATTCGAGCAGGCTATTGTTGACTTACAAACTAAACAAATCAAAAGATACAATGAGGATTTAATTTGGAACGCTTCAAGTGGTTCATCTGCATTCTCAGGTTTCATCGAGTTGTTGAATAACACTACTGGTGTTGTTGCATTGACTGGTCAAACAGCATTATGTTCTGTAACAGGAACAGGTGTTCAAGACAAAGCATACGCTGTATTAGCACAAGTTGATAATATCATCGACGCTCTTGATAGAAACATCTATGATAGAGACGACATCGTAATCTTTATGTCTCAATCTCAGTTCAAGTGTTACTTAACTGCGATTAGAAATGTAAACAACTTCCATTTTACTGAACCAACACTTGGTCAAGTATTTGAAACATTCCACCCACAAACAAAATACAAAGTTGTAGGAGTTCCTGGTTTGAATGGTTCTGACTTAATCGCTGCTGGTCCACAACAATACTTTATGGTTGGTGTTGATTTAATGAGTGATGAAGATTCATTCCGTTCTTGGTGGTCAATGGATTTCCAAGAAGTGAGAATTGCTGTGAACTGGAAAATCGGAACACAAATCGCTTTCCCTCAGTTCTTCGTGACTAATGGTCTTTAATATTTGATGGTCGGGGGGAAACCCCCACCATTAATTTCAATAAACTAAAAAATTAAATCAATATAAAATGAGTTGTAATGTTTCCGCTGGTATAGCGTTAGGATGTAGAGATGTAGTTGGTGGTGTCCAAACAATTTGGATTACTGACCAAGAAAATTTAGCATCCATCACAAAAAATACAGGTGATACAATTACTCAAATCTCTGGTACTGGTTCTTATTATGAGTTCCAATTGATTAGAACTTCTTCTCAATATACAGAGACAGTAAATGCTTCACTCGAAAATGGAACTGTGTTCTATACACAAGAGTTGGTTACATACTTCGCAAAACTTGAACAATCTAAGAGAAATATCTTGAAGACATTGGCACAATCTCCAAAACTTTCAATAGTGATGGAAGACAACAATGGTAAGTATTTCTTACTTGGTGAAGTTTATGGGTCTTTCGTGTCTGCTGGTTCTTCTGTAACTGGTAAGGCTCTCGGAGATGCTGCGGGTTATAATATCACATTCCAAGCACTTGAGCAGAATCCAATGTGTGAATTATCAGGTCCAATCGGTTCGGTTGTTGCTGGTATTACAGTTGTCGCTGCTTAATAATAAAATTATGGTCACAGGGGGGTTAATATCCCCTTGTGATTATTTTTATCTGCTATGATTCTTCTAAAAACAAATCAGTTAAATAAGATGGTAGTTACTGTGTCTCAAAACGCAGAACTCGCCAATCCTGAGTGGTTATTTTCATTTACTCACATCTTCTCAAAGAGAAGGGTTACAATGATATTGCCCAATATATCAACTCACCAAGTTAGATATGATGAATTTGAATTTATTGAAGGACCAAATCCTGGTCAGATTCCATTTCCTTATGAGGGACAATACAATTATGGTATATGGGAACAACCAGCAGGTAGTGGTAATTTAGACCCTGCATATGCGTACAATCTTGTAGAATCAGGTATTGCGTTATTAATCGCTCAATCTGCTAATACAACAAATGAATACTATATGGAATTCATATCACCTGATGAAGATGATTCCAATATTATATTCGCTCCTGATGAATTAAATCCACCATCACCAACTCCAAGTGTAACAGCATCTCAAACACCAACGCCAACAAATACTCCAAGTAATACTCCTACTTTAACTCCAACTCCTACAACAACTACAACTTTAACTGCAACACCTACGCAGACAAAAACTCCGACAGAGACACCTACAAATACGCCTACTCCTACCACAACTACAACATTAACATCTACTCCAACACAAACTAAAACACCTACACAAACTCCTACCACAACTACAACATTAACTTCAACACCTACACAAACTCCAACTCCAACAAAAACACCTATTCCTTCTTTAACACCAACAACAACATCTACTCCTACAAAGACACCTACACAAACTCCTACACAAACTAATACACCTACACAAACTAAAACACCTACACAAACTCCAAGTAATACTCCATTCCCT